GCTCCCACTGTACCAGTGAGGGCACGTCCTTCCTTCTTTCGAAGGTTGAATAAAGACGGAGCAGATTCTGAAACTCCACTTGGGTTGCTGGATCGTTACCGCGGAAGCGGGCGATCTCCAGTAAGTTGGGCCACATCTCATCTCCCCACTGGTCTCCCGACCAGCCTGGAAGATAAGATGGGTACAACCCCAACACGTCCTGGTCGGACGTGAGGATCTCACCATCAACTCTCCAGTCGTCAAAACGACTGGGCGAGTTGTGCCACTTACTGCTATAAAGCAGGGTGTGAGAGTGACGTCGGGAGTTCGTAAACTCCCTAGTTCGCTCATCTGGTTCCTTAAGGAGCTCGTCGAACCACACCCCGACCCGAGTAGACCAACTCTGGCCGTGGGGGTTCCAACCCAGCCCCAGCGGTTCCGGCAGTGGCGCGATCACCCTGATCACGTCGCGCTGACGTTTCCGCATAAGAACCAGTGACCCTTGCCCGAGATTTCGAGCGAGATCGACAAAGCTCTCATCAGAGCATTTGCCCTTCCACTTGAAGCCTTGAATAGCCTCAGTGGCCGTGATGATGCGACCCAAAAATTCGCTGGTGTGGTCCGCATCCAGAGTCTTAGACTCGGATATCGGTACGCCAAGACGATCCATGACCTTTCGGTACATGGCCGCCACCTGTCGGTCGAAAACTGTGAAGTCGTCTCCTACGATTGCGTAATCATAGGATCCGTCCTCATTGGGCTCGACCCCACATTCCTGAAAACAGGCCTGAACCACCGCATGGTGACCCAGGCTGAATGCAGCGAACGTGGGAAAGACACCAAGGGGAGAACCCACCGTCCACGAGATTCTGTGGACGAGGGACCTCGGTCCCTTCTCCGACTGGTAATACCAGTCCCCACGGCACAGGTCACGGAGGAGATGGAGCCATTCTGGCTCTGTCCCCATCCTCCTGAGGAACGCTAGTTCGAGTTCCAAAGGAAAGCGATCCGTCGCGTTTGACAAGTCCATACTGACAGAAGGTTTCCCTTCAGCAAGCCGGGCTTGACAAAACCGAATACCTGCCTCTTGGTCATAGGTGAAGTCGTTAGGTATATCCCGAAGGACCCCAAAGAGTCT